GCGAAAGAGCGATGGTCTTCCTGAGGCGCTGCTCGTAGGGCAGGAGGCTCGCCAGCGGCACCTTGCCGACGTCGGCCAGCTCAGCCGCCGATGCCGCCGCCGCGCGGTAGGCCGCCTCGATCAACGGGTTCACCCGCATCATGCGCGGTTCCTCCCTCGGCTGGCCTTCGCGATCCGGTCCCGCACGCGATTCTTGGACCGCTGCTTGCGGAACTCTCGCGTGTGCAGCGTGTGGATGTAGAGCCAGCTGCCCGTGTGCTCAGGGATGCGCCGCGTCACCGGCACTCCCCATCGTCGACGAGGTCGACAAGCCGGTGGACGTTGGCCAGCCGGTAACCCTCGATCTCCTCCCTCACCACCCGCAGGGCCCTAGCTGTCCGGCAGCCGCAGACCGTCGCCGGCGGATGCCGCGGTCGCAGCCGCTTGTGCTTCATGATCGCGCGGACCCAGATGTAGGTCGCCGCCGTGTAGCCTGTGACTCCGCTCATGGTCAGCCCTGCTTCGACTGGTCGATGGCAGCATGGGCGATCATACCACACGCTCCAGCCACCTCTCTGGCTGCGGCAGCGGCCTGAACCCGAACGGCTCATACAGGCGATGGGCGTCTCGCGTGGACAGCGTGAGACGGTGGATTCGCGCCAGCGCCGGGTGCGTGGTCACCGCCTCAAGCAGGAGCTTGGAGAGCCCGTGGCCGCGCCAGCCACCAGCCACGGTCACGTCGCACAGGTAGCCGAACGTGGCGTAGTCCGTCACCACCCGGGCCAGGCCAACCTGCTCGTCAATGAAGTCGGTGCCGCCGCTGACCCGGTACAGGCCGAAGCTGAGGGAATGGCAGAGAGATGTGGCCACCGCCTCCAGGGTCAGGCCCTGGCCCCAGTAGGTGGCCGTCAGGAGCGCGTGCACCGCGGCTGGCTGCAACAGCGCCTGGTCCGTGGACACGAGAAAGTCCCCGCGGTCAAGCTCAAACGCGTCTTCAGCTCTCATGGCTTCAGTCCTCTGACAACGGCAGATCGTCCAGCTCACGCTCGCGCCTGCGGATCTGCCTGAGGTAGGGCGAGTGCTCGAGATAAAACCTAGTCTTCGTCCGGGCGGCCGGCGCGCCGAGCCAGTAGCAGGTGATCCCACCGGCCTCGCCGAACTCAGCCTGGCAGGCGGCCAGGATCCTGGCGGCGAGGCGGATGTTGTACCGCCAGTTGAGCTCGAGCGCCTGGCGCGTGGTAGCGCAGCCGCAGGCCGCGTCAGCGGTCTCCTGGTGGAGCTGCCCGCAGCCGATCGCGCGCGGGTCTAGCTTGCCGCGGATCCTCGCGCAGCCGGTCGATTCCTGGTAAACGATACCCGCCAGGTCCCGCCCACCCACCTGGTAGGCGTAGGCGAGGGCTTGCGCCTGGGCGGCTGAAAACACGAGCGCAGCGGCTAAGATTGGGATCACGCGCGGCTCCAAGTGGGCAGAGGGACATAATAATCCCACGGGGTCCCAAAAGACACAAAAGCGGTAACACGGGAAAACTTGAACTAGATCAACGGCTTAAGCTGCTTCTGTTACCCGAGTTACAAGTTACAGCGCCCCAAACTCTTATATATATCTCCCTCTTTTAATCTCCCCTCTTTAGTATTATATATTCCTGTAACCTGTAACTAAAAAGATAAAAAGAGGGAGTGGCTAAGAACCAGGGGTGAGTTACAGGAAAGTTACCGGGATCAAAAGTTACAGGATTTTCCTGTAACCGTTTAGAATCAATAACTTAGAGACAGGCCGCAAAAGCGGTATAGAATCACCCCGTCACGTAGCGGGAGACGGGATGAAGCCACGGGCCAAGCGAGCACGCGGGCAGACGAAGATGACTCGTCTACCGATACGTCGTGCGAGAGAGAAGATGCCCATTATGGGCCCATCGACTCCAACACTTAGGCAAAAGGAAAAGTTTATCCGGTTGCTTCGTATCACCGCCAATGTCGCTCGCAGCGCAGAGGCGTGTGGTTATGTGAGAACAACCTTCTACGGCATGCGCAACCCCGCGTGTGCGTTGTTTGACCCTGAGTTTACGCAGCAGTGGGATGACGCGCTAGAGGCGCACACAGACGACCTCGAGGAGGAGGGGTTCCGCCGAGCATTCGGCGAGCAGATTCCCATCAGGAACAAGAACACCGGCAAGACGATCATGGTCAAGGATGAGCACGGCAATATGGTGCCGCTCACCAAGAAGCAGGCGTCAGACCTGCTGCTGATCTTCATGCTCAAGGGCAACCGCAAGAAGTACATCGACCGCACAGCAGTTGAGGGAGGCGAGATCCCGCTGAGCGTCATCTCATCACAGGTCAAGCAGACCATCTTCCAAAAGTTATTTCCTAACGTCAAGCTACCCGAGGAGAAGTCATGAGCACAGTTCCCATGCAGAATGCCAACGGCCGGCCGTCAGAGCTGGTCTGCCGCTCTGGCAATGCCTACCCGTCTGACCAGTCTGGTGTGGTCAACGTCCAGGCAGGCCAGGACGTCACTGACGCGATCAACAACGGCTGGATCCACTACACCGGCTTGGTGTCCAACACCCCCACAGCCTACAACGTCGACGCAGGCACCACGGCCCACGCGGCGACCGCCGTCAACTTCACCGGCGGCCAGGATGTCACGCTTAACATGTCAGGCACCCTGGCAGGCGCTGCCAACCTGACCACGCCGACAGCGGTCGCGATCCTGGCGCTGCTGTCTAATCCCGTCATCGGGCAAGGGTACGTGCTGCGCATCATCAACGCCTCGGCAGGCGCCTTCGCCTGGACCCTGGTCGCCGGTGCCGGCGTGACCCTGTCAGGCACCATGTCGATCGCGCAGAGCACGTTCCGCGACTTCAACATCACGGTGACCTCGCTGACCACGATCAAGATCCAGTCAGTCGGCACAGGCACCAACAGCTAGCATGCAGCAGCTCGCCTTCACCGCTGAGACCCTGAGGGGCATGCCGCCCGCTGAGGTCTGGGCCACGCTCGAGGCTGAGCCCGATGAGCGGCTTGTGTCGTTGATGTACGACTGGCCCTTCTGGGCGCGCGGCAACCAGCTGCTCCCTGCAGGGAACTGGCTCTACTGGTTCGTCAACGCTGGCCGCGGCTGGGGCAAGACCCGCGTGGGGGCTGAGACGGTCAGGATGTGGGTGCGCGGCTTCAAGTACGTCAACCTCATCGGCGCCACCGCTGACGACGCCCGCGACATCATGATCGAGGGCGAGTCAGGCATCCTGGCGATCTGCCCGCCTGGCGAGCGCCCCTACTACAACTCATCGAAGCGCCGGCTGTCCTGGCAGAACGGCGCGATCTCTCTGATCTTTACCGCTGACGAGCCTGAGCGCCTGCGCGGCAAGCAGCATGAGAAGCTGTGGTGCGACGAGCCAGGGTCGTGGCGCTACCCTGAGTCGTGGGACCAGGCGAAGTTCGGCCTGCGCCTGGGGGTCAAGCCGCAGGCGGTGCTGACCACCACGCCTAGGCCCACGCAGCTGATCAAGCAGATCATCAAGGACCCGGCGACGATCATGACCCACGGCGTCACGCAGGAGAACAGCAACAACCTCGCCGCTGACTTCATCAAGATCATCACCAAGCGCTATGAGGGCACGCGCCTCGGCCGCCAGGAGCTCGGCGCAGAGATCCTCGACGACAACCCGCAGGCGCTGTTCAAGCGCGCGGACATCGACAAGGACCGCATCACCAAGGAAGAGTTTGAGGCGCAGATCAAGGCACGGAAGATCACGATCGACCGCGTGGTGGTCGGGGTCGACCCGAATGCCTCTGTCGACCTCGAGGAGCCTGGCTCAACTGACGAGTGCGGCATCATCACCGGCTGCGTCGCCACGCACCAGGATGGCACCACCCACGGCTATTGCCTGCGCGACTCCTCTGGCCTGTTCACGCCGGCCATGTGGGGCAAGGCGTCCGTGCGAGACTACCATGACCATGAGGCAGACAGGATCGTCGGCGAGGTCAACAATGGAGGAGATATGGTGGAGGCGACGATCAGGAACGTCGATGCCAATGTCTCCTTCTCTGAGGTGCGCGCTACCCGTGGCAAGATGACCAGGGCTGAGCCGATCGGCGCGCTCAGTGAGCAGCACCGCCTGCACCATGTCGGGTTCTTCTCAGAGCTGGAGGACCAGCTGTGTGAGTACAACCCGCTGACCTACAAGAAGTCGCCTGACCGCCTGGACGCCTACGTGTGGGTGTTCACTGAGCTGTTCAAGAATGACTCAGCCAGCAACTGGATCGAGTACATGCGCCGTGAGGCTAAGAAGGAAGAAGACCGCAAGCCCAAGGGCTTGAAGCTCATCAACTCTGATCCAGGACGTCCTGGCTTGCACTTCCCTGAGGAGGATGACGATGCCGAAGACTAGTGAATCCGCGTCTGGCCCTATCGACCTGACGCCGGTAGCGACGCGCCTGATGAACGGCGTGCGCTATGTGATCTCCGGCAAGCCGCCTACGTCGTGGTTCGGCCCTGGGCAGCCTATCCAGCCAGCGGCGCAGACCGAGGCTGTCGGGCGTGAGTTCGACTACCCTGTCACCCAGAACATCAACTACCAGCCGCGTTCGCTGGAGTACATCTCCTTCCAGATGCTCAAGAGCCTGGCGGACTCATACGACCTGCTCAGGCTCATGATCGAGACGCGCAAGGACCAGATGGTCAAGCTCAAGTGGGACATCGTCCTCAGCGATGATGCCAAGGAGAACGGCAGCAAGAAGCTGGACCCGAAGCTCCGCCAGCCGCTGATCGAGCTGCTGCGTCGTCCTGACGGCATCCACTCCTGGCAGCAGTGGCTGCGGGTGATCATGGAGCAGCTGCTCGTGATCGACGCTGTGACGCTGTTCCCTCGCCGGACCCTCAAGGGCGACATCGTCAAGGTCGACTACATCGACGGCGCCACGATCAACCGGCTGGTCAACGGCGAGGGGCGCACGCCGACGCCGCCAGACCCTGCCTACCAGCAGGTGCTGCACGGTCTCCCAGCCGTCAACTACACGGTCAACGACATCCTGTACGCGCCGCGGAACATCAGGGCTGACAAGATGTTCGGCTACTCGCCTGTTGAGCAGATCGTCATGACGGCTCAGATCGGCCTCAAGCGTGAGATGCACCAGCTGGCCTCGTACACGGACGGCAATGTCCCTGAGGCAATCGCCTACGCGCCTGACGACTGGACGCCAGACCAGATCACCAAGTTCCAGAAGAGCTTTGACTCGATGCTGGCAGGCGACCTGCAGAAGCGGCGCCGCGTCAGGTTCATCCCTGGCGGCAAGGGGCAGTTCCAGATGCTCCACCCCAACGCGCTCTTTGACCCGTTCGACGAGTGGCTGGTCAGGATCATCTGCTTCGCGTTCTCCATCACGCCGACGGCTTTCATCAAGTCGATGAACCGCGCCAGCGCAGACTCGATGAAGGAGACGGCCATGGAGGAGGGCCTGATGCCTAACATGCTGTGGGTGGCGGACACCATCAACAACATCATCCAGAATTATATGGGGATCAAGGAGGCGGCGTTCGAGTGGCTCAACGACCGCGACACCGACCCCAAGGACCAGATGACGACCGACTCCGGCTACGTCAAGATCGGCGTGCAGACCATCGATGAGGTGCGAGACGGGCTGGGCCTCGACCCGCTGCCTGCCGGCATCGGCGCCACCCCGATGGTCTACACCGCCACAGGAGCCGTCAGGCTCGACGCGCAGGTCAATCCGCCTGAGCCGCCCGTGGCCGCGACTGCCGGCGACGCGCCGGCCACCCCGGGCGCGAAGCCGCCCTCACCTGGCGCGGACGGCGGCGGCTCGGGCGGACCTATCCCTGACAACAAGCCTCCCCACACGCCTAAGCCTGCCAGCGGCACCGGTGGCGACGGTAAGGGAGAAGACTCAGTCGGCCACACGGCAGGAAAGATCACCCGCAAGAAGGTCTTGCTCAAGCCGATCAACCGCCAGCGAGATGCCCACAAGCAGGCCTACAAGGGCCTGAAGACGCTGCTGGCCGAGGCCCTGTGGAAGGACGGCGCCGCGGCTGCCAAGCTGGTGGGGGCAAAGACCGCCGCGGCGAAGGCTGGGACTAAGGACACGCAGGCCATGATTGATAAGATCATGGCAGACCTGGAGCTCAACGGCGTGACGGCGGTCGTCGCCAAGGCGCAGAAGATCCTGGAGGACCTGGCGGCAGACGGTGGCGCGCAGGCGCTCGCGCAGATCGGCCTTGAGGACGACCAGACCCTGGTGACTGACGTGCACGCGCGGGCAGTCACGTGGGCCCAGAGGCACGCGGCTGAGCTGGTGACCGGGGTGGCTGACACCACGCGCGAGCAGCTTAGAGGCACGGTGACCACCGCCCTCGAGGACGGCCTGACGGGCGGCGACCTGGCTCGCCAGATCCGCGGGAGCTTTGGCTTCTCTGCCGACCGGGCAGACATGATTGCCAGGACTGAGTCGGCGGCTGCCGACGTG